CGTATCCGGCTTCTCGATGGTCGGCATGAGATACTGAGCCGAGAATACAGGGCGATCAACACCGTAAATCGCTCATTGATCCATACGGTCCAAGTCCTTGAAGGGAGGTTGCTTTGTGAACAGACAGGAGCGCAGAGCGCAGAAAAAGAATCGGGGGGGGCAGCCGGCATATAAGCGAATGACTCGCGAGCAGCGAATGGATGCCTTGGTCAAGAATGGAATCACCATTCAGGACTTGGAAAAGAATTACAACATCGGTTACGATGAAGGGTTCAAAATTGGCTCCGAGCACGCGATCAGAACGATATATGCTTCGATCTGCCTTGTGCTTCATGAATTGCACGGATTCGGACGCAAGCGGTGTTATGATGTACTTGCTCTCACGGAGCAAAAGCTTTTGGAAACTCTGACCAGTGTCGAAGCAATTGATGAAGTATGGCAGAAGATTGGCCTGAACATCGATTTCAATGAGCCGTTCGACCGAATTACCGAAACTGAGGAGGATAGCAATGCAAAGGTATGATCCTGACGAACTGACACAGAAACAGATTTATGACCTTGCAGCCCGGAGAGTCAGCGTCGAGGTTCAGGGTTTTAAGGGCAAGGAGTGGCACAAGAAAGTCAAGAAGTATGCTGTCTTTGTCATATCTAAGAACACCTCCGATTTTCCCGGAAAGTTTGCGGTCAGACTGTTTGATCTGAATCGACCGACTTGCCTTGTGGCAGTCAAGAACACGTTGGAAGAAGCCCGGGAATCGATTCCCATAGGCTACAAATGCTTCAAGAGAAGCAAAAAAGATGATCCCGTTATCGTAGAAACATGGATGTGAGGTGCAGAACAATGTTGAGTCTGAATAAGTTTTCCGTAGAAGTACATGAGAATAGCCATGCGCATGGCTGGTGGGAGAAAGAACGATCCAAGGGTGAAATCCTTGCGTTGGTTCATTCTGAAATCTCCGAAGCCCTTGAAGAATACCGCGCAGCCCGTCCTCTGCTGTGGGCAAGCGATTATGAGGGCGAGAAGAAGTTCGAAGATATGGACAGCATGCCGGATGGCGCAAAGCCGGAGGGAATTGCAGTTGAACTGATCGATTGCTGCATCAGAATCCTCGACTACCTGTGCGCAGCAAGTGTTTCTGTGACGAATGGCGATACGATTGATGAGCTGATCGAAAACACGCCGCCAGAGATGTTCAAGGTATGCGAAGCCCCCTTCCCCGAGTTTATCACCTTCCTGCATTCCTTGGTTTCTGAGGCATACGTGTTGGAAGAAACGGGGGAGGCGGTAAAACCCCTGCTCTGTGCACAGGCGCTTATTTATGACTGGTGCCGCCAGAATGGTGCGAATCCCGAGAAGATCATGATCGGAAAGCATGAGTTCAACAAAAAGCGCCCGTACAAGCACGGCGGCAAGGTGTGCTGATCTATTCGATGGATTTAAGCGAATTAAAGCCGCACTCCTAACCTTACAACAGCCGGCGTGAGGAAATGGAGGTCTACGGAGTGCGGCTGCCTTAAAGGAATCTAAGCGATAATACGGAGGTACGATATGAATAGCGTGAATCTGGTGGGCAACCTTGTTCGCGATCCTGAGTTACGAACAACGCAAAGTGGAATTGCAACATGCACATTCACGATTGCAGTGAATCGCCCCAAGACGAAAGATGGAGTGCAGCAGGCCGACTATATTCCCATTGTGACATGGAGAACGGTGGCTGAAAACTGTTCGAGGTATCTTGCCAAGGGACGCAAGGTTGCAGTAGTTGGAGAGATTCGTACTCGGAACTATGATGCAAAAGACGGAACCAAGCGATACGTCACTGAAATTCTGGCCAGCAATGTCGAATTCCTTACTCCGCGCAACCAGAACGGAGACAATGGCTATGCGCCCAGCGATGATGATGCTCCTCCTGCGGACAACAATGGATTTGTTCAGGTGGAGGACGACGAACTTCCCTTCTGATATTTGGCATCGGCGGGGATAATTCACCCTGCCGATGCGATTACAAACAAGGAGGTTTTGCCATGAGGCGCGAAAAGGTAGACGAAATGCTGAAAGCGTATCGTTTTGAGGTTGGACGCTGCGGACATCTGGAAACGGAGATCAATCGACTCAGAAAGGAGATTGATCTGTGCAGGAGTTCGCTTGCGGAAGATGCAGCATCTATTCAGTCGCAGCAATTGACGGGTATGCCCCATGGAACAACTGTCAGCAGCCCGACTGAAAGAATCGGAATCATGCTTGCTTCCGGATGGCAGCCTGAATATCTTGGCAGCATGGAAGCGGAGCTGAGACGCCTTGAAGATGAGTATTCCGAAAGGCATTTCACTGTCCTGTTCGTGTCATCTTGGCTGCAAGGTCTGAGCGAGCGTGAAAGATGGATCATCGAGCATCAAGTCATAGACGGTGAATACTGGAAGGACATCGCGACGGCATATAAGTTGGCGTACTCCGAGGAATGCTCCAAGGACAGCTTGAAACGGCTTAAATTGAGAGCTATGAGTAAGATATACGAAATGGCGTCTTGAAAATACATATATTCGGATTTGCACTCCCCGTTGCACCGGATTTGCATCTTTTCAAAACGAAATTTTGGGTGTATAATTAAAATCAATGGATGAGCAGGCAGTCATGAACTGTCTGCTTTTTGATTTATGATTCAAATTTTCGGAGGGAAGGCTATGATCTACGACTACCTGATTGTCGGTGCCGGACTGTATGGAGCAGTCTGCGCAAGGATCCTGACCGACAACGGTTATCGCTGTCTTGTGGTTGAGAGAAGGAACCACATCGGCGGCAACTGTTACACAGAACACAGGGACGGAATAACCGTACACAAGTACGGCGCTCACATTTTCCACACCAACAGCGATGAAGCGTGGGAGTTCGTGAACAAATATGCGAAGTTCATGCCGATTGCCCATGCGCCTGTGGCAAATTACAAAGGTGAGATATACAATCTCCCGTTCAACATGAACACCTTTGCAAAGCTGTGGAATGTGGTACTACCGGAAGAAGCACAGAAGAAAATCCAGAGTCAGTGCATTCCGCTCCCGGAAGGGATGAAACCCGAAACTGTGGAAGAACTGGCCCTGTATACCTGCGGTCGGGACATCTACGAAAAGCTCATCAAGGGATATACCGAGAAGCAGTGGGGCAAGTCCTGTGCAGAACTTCCGGCAGACATCCTTGGGCGCATTCCTCTGCGTTTTATCTATGACAACAATTACTTTGATGCGAAGTATCAGGGCATTCCCGAAGAAGGGTACACTGCTATGATACAGGAGATGCTTCGCGGAATTGATGTTGTCACCGGCGTTGATTTCTTGGAGCACAAGGACGTGTTTGAGGGAATGAGTCGCAGAACGATCTTCACTGGTGCAATCGACGCATATTTCGACTACTCGGCTGGCGAATTGGAATGGCGAAGCCTCCGGTTTGAGCATGTCACCCTTGAACAACCCGACTATCAGGGAACTCCGGTGATGAACTTCACGGATGCGGATACGCCCTTTACCAGAATCATTGAGCATCGCCACTTTGATACGAACTGCAAGAGCAACAAGACTATCATCACCAGAGAATACCCTGTTCGATGGGAGTGCAGGAGTCAGGAAAAGTATTACCCGATCGATGACAGGAAGAACCGCGACACCATTCGAGCCTACAGGCAGTTGGCAATGGCTGACAAGCGCACAGTGTTCTGCGGCCGACTCGGAGAATATGCGTATCTCGACATGGACCAAACGGTGCTTCGGGCGATTCATAAAGCGAATCTCCTGAGCGAAGCAGACCGGATCAGATATTGAGCAAGGGAGGATTGACTGTGACGAGGATTAAATGCGTTGAAAGCACGCACTATCTGCCGTTGGACATGTTTAAGGCCAACAAGAAGAACCCCAAGATACACACGCCTGAACAGCTTGAACACATCAAGAAGTCGATCATCCGTTTTGGTTTCAACGACCCGATTGCTACATGGGGCGATAAGTTCTTGATCGTCGAAGGCCACGGCCGCATCCAAGCTCTCAAGGAACTGGTGGCAAGTGGCGAGTATGAGCTGCCAAAAGAAGGCGTGCCATATATTCCGCTCGATGAGCTTACACCGGCAGAGCGCGATGCGTACATGCTGGAGCATAATCAGGCGACCATGGAAACTGACTGGGACGCTGAACTGCTGGCTGACGTTCTGGGCGATTTGAGCGAAAACGGTCTGGACATGTCTGAGTTTGGCTTTGGCCTTGGCGATGACGAAGAAGATGATCCGCTGCTTGATGATAAATATAATAATATTGCCAAGGGCGAAATCATCTATGAACCGAAGGAAACCCATCACAAGGTTTCCGACCTGTTCCAGATGACTACTGAGTTCGATGAGGAGATTGCTCAGATCGAGAACGAAGAGATGCGCGAACTGCTCAGACTGAGAGCCGCATGGTTTGCCAAGTTCAATTTTGCCAAGATTGCGGATTATTACGCATATCAGGCATCCCCAGAGGAACAGCGAATCTTTGAACGTCTCGCCCTTGTTCTTCTGGATGAAAACCGCCTCTACGAGAATGGTTTTGCAAACATCATGAAACAGATCGACGATGAAGATTCTGACGAGTAAGGCGGTGACGATATGGAGAATGCTCTCGAAAAGCTGAACACGATATATATTATCAGCAAAGGCAGACCCCAGTGCCATACCGCCAGAACGTTGCAGAAGATCCACTATCCCGGCAAATGGTTTATTGTCTGCGGCAACAATGACGATACCATTGACGAGTATAAGGCAAATTGGGGTGAGGACCGAGTCCTTGTATTTGACTGGTACGAGGAAATCAAGCGTACCGATACGATGGACAATCTCGGTTTTGAGAAATACCCCAGCGGCGCCGTCCCCGCAAGAAATGCAACCCATGATATCAGCCGTGACCGTGGAGAATTGCGGCACTGGCAGCTTGATGACGACTACAACACCTTCGCGTGCTATGATCCTGCAACTGGTAAGAATCAGGTCATCAAGGATGGAGCCTTGCTGCAGAAGAAAATGCTGCAGATTGCCATGTTTGCCCATGAGTGCAAGCTCCCCAACGCCGGGTTCACCTTGTCCACGATTGAGGCTGCACCGATGAACAGGTACAAGTACGCAAAGCGCGTGTTTAACGCCCATTGCCTCCCAAGCACCGATGATATCTACGTCAGATGGCGCGGAAGATTGAACGATGATGTTATCAATGCTCAGGACATCATGCGGGTTGGGAAAATCGGCATTCAGTTCAAGTATCTCTCCACGGCCACAACGCCCACTCAGCAGGAAGC